GTAAAGGGGGAAAGCACTACAACGAAGATTGTCAACATACTTTTCAGGCGAAGTTTCACCATATCCCAAATAACTAACAAGTTTTTTAAAACCTTCAGAACGAGAAATACCAAAAAAATTAAGTGGCGAAGTAGAAGATTGAACATTACCAATAGCAGTGTTTATAGTCGACAAATCTACCCAAGGCAAATTCCGATTAAAACTAATTGAAGAAGAGCCAGAAGCAGCATAGTTAGGCTGGTTCTCCATAGACATAATAGCCTCGTTACTGTTACGATAAAGCAAATGCAATGGCACAAAGAACCATTCATAGTACTCACGCAAGCGAGTAAAAGCAGAAGTATCCACAGGCTGCGTACGGGTAAACCACTCCTGAGAAATATTAAAATTATCACCAGGTAAACAAAACTTCCAAAAGACAGGAAGTAACTCACCTACCTTAGCTGTAAATGCACATTTGTTCGATAAATCGAAACCAGAGCGACGGGGAGAATTCTTAATATCTCCATACGAAAATAAACTACTCATTTTCCATCAAATTTAAAATTAATAACTAATTGTTTTTCTTTCTCTGTAGCAGAAACGTTATAATGTCGTAAATAAACAGAATCACTTTTTTTAAAACGGATAAATTCAATTTCATACAAATACTTTTTATAATAACAAACATAATTTTCAGGTATCCCGTCTACTATATCATTATGAATAGACGGAAAAGAACCGACATCAAAATTAAGCATTTCTAACAATAACCTGAGACCGCGGGTAAGGAGACCACGAAATATGAATAAAATTCCGAACCTTATAATAAATAAGCTGATCAAAAGGCAAGTGTAACTCCTGAACAAGATCAAACAACGCAGGCAGCGAACAATCAGAAGAAACAGAAATGTCAGCAGCACAACCTACCAAATGCTGAGAAATGGAAACACCACCGACAGATTTATTCACAAAACTAGAACGATAACCTGAATTTACAAATAAAGGCTTACCATAGGCCTCACGCAAAGGATCAAGAACCTTTTCACACAAAGAAAGGAGGTTTTCCAAAGAACACCAAGAAGGAACATTATTCTGAAGAACCGTATGACTTGTATCAATAAGTTCCAACAGAGAAAAATACTTAGGCTTATACATATCAATTCAAAAATAAAAATTTAACATTCTCAATCAACTCAACAATATAACCACGACACAAAAGCGTATCAATTTGGTCCGAAGAGATAACCACTTTTGAAGAATCCTCACCAAAATGAATAATAGCAAAATAATATTTCTTTTCCATATTTAAATAGGTTTTTTGTCAACCTCAGCAATCAATAAAGCATTCTGATCATTCAAATACTTGTGCTTGATACGTTCACGATTATCCGCCGCGTAATCAGCATAGCTGGCTCGAAGAACAGGACTACCAAGCACAAAATCTGAATAAGATTTCTTCATTATATCTACATCAGTCAAAGGGTAAAAATAATATATAGATAAATTATCACGCACATAAGAATCATTAGAATACTTTTCAACCTGTACAAGCTGATCACGCAAAGACCGACGTTCAAAATAATCATAAAAAGCATGAATAGTCCTCACAGCTTTACGCAACTGACCAACAAAAGCAACAGATCCAACAGGCGCAGTTATCCAATAATTAACCAAATTACAATATTGAAGTAATAAACGATAAATAGCAGAGCAACCACTTTCATCTGAAAAGTTGATATAAAGCGACAGACGACAAGCATTATAAATAACACGAAGCTCCTCAGGCGCATAATCCAAAGAATGATCAACTTCCAAATATCGACGAATTAAATAATAAACACGCTTCGAAAGCTCAAAATTACTCACTTCGTCAATGAAGCCAAACTTTGCAAGGACTTGGGGGAGCTTTGATATAACTGAAGCAACTCGTATATCATCATCCACAGTCGCATGCTTAGACTTATTAAGTCGGGGGTATAATCGATTGATATGCGACCTCTTAGGTTTGACCGCCGTAGGCTTTCCACCAAGATCGAGGAATCGACCAGCATAGAATAAAGAGAATAACGCCGCATCTTCTTCCGGTTTAAAGATCTCGTCAAAAGGGGATTCCGCAAAATGGACAGAAAAGCGCCCGAACGGCTTAATATGCCGAGAATTCTTAAAAAAGTCGGGAAGGCACGCAGTACTATTAACATATCCCGCAACGTAGCATGAAGCGGAAGACCAGACAGATTGCGTATCTGAATCACCAAATCGCCAGCTCTTAGAAACAAGCTGTCCAAAACTTTGTTCGAGCCTGTCCGAGTCGAAGAAAAATAAGAGATGGAAATGCGGACGGAAAGTTGCTGGTCCATATTCTCCTGTAACGTAGTAGTGAATCTTTTCATTTGTAATACTCCTTATATTTTGATTTAAACGTTTAAGAAAAAGCTGTAGATCACGATAGTTAAGATAACCAATAAGACCTTTCATATAAGGTCGATTATAAACACGCCGACCGTCAGGAAAAGCAGTATAATGTAAATGTGTCTTTTCTTGCAATAATCGTGCAGACTCCCAAGACAATTGAGTAGAAAAATCAAAAGTCTCATCATTAAACGATATATTACGTAAATAACCTTGAACAGTTTTATATGAATAAACAAAATCACGAGGTAATGAACGAAAACGAACCTCGCCAGCAGGACCTTTATAAAACTTACCTACGGGCAAATACTCAGTAGAATAAGTAAGCGTAACAAACATGCAATGCTTAGAAGCAGCAAGCTGAACATTACATTTAAGTTCTGACTTAACAGCACGATTATGGATACAAAATTCACAAGTGCCACAAGGAACATATACAGGGTCACCGGTATATTTATTCTTTATCACACGAGGATGAAGACAAGAACCATATGTTTTACTTCGTTCATTAATCATGCTGCAAACATAATAACTTTATTTCAATAACACAATACCTTTATATAGTCATGTGACTTTCGCCAATCGTGAACAAGGGAGTTTGAACCGGAGATTACAATTAATCCGGTTTGCTTCGCACGAAAGTCTAAGAACTTCGTACCAATAAAAATTATAAACTATGCAGATCAACGCTTCGCTAAGACCCTTCCGGGGGACCACGGCTTCGGCCCGTGGACAGCCGACGTTTTTTTCATTCTTCGCTACCGCTCGACATAGAGATTTAGGGAGCCTTGCTCCCCCCAGAGGGGCCCCCCAGCTGGGCTGGACAGATAGAAGGGGATAGGAAGTGCAGTGAAGCAGGAGGGCCATACAAAAAAGGGACTGACTAATTAAAGCCAATCCCTTGAAAGGAGTAAAAACTAAAGACAACTAACGTCCGCGATGTTGACGCGTCCAAGAATAACCTCTATTATCGTCGAAGATGTCAACAGTACCTCGATCAAATTGACGTTTAGATTCTTTTAACGAATTCCTAGCATTCTTTAAGAAACCAAACCTAGTAACAGAACCAACGATATTAGAAAGACCATCGATAAACTTACCAGCATTATTAATACCTCTATCCCAGCGAGCCTTCACAGGATCCTGAGACCAACGGTCCATCTTACCTGTACGATAACCAACATCATTAGAAAATTGAGAATAACCTCGATTATAAGCAGCTTCATTCATCTTAGCAGTATTAGTAGCATCAATAATACTATCAGCCGTTGAACGAGCAACCTTATTAGAAATATGTTGACCAGCCGTACGGGCTTCAATCTCTAAACGAGTAGCAAGAAGATTTTTAGCCTGTTCTTCTTTAATTGAACCATCACGGATAAGATTCCAATATTGAGAGCCAAGCGTAGAAAGCTGGATCTGTTTCTCCTGAGGAAGATAAGAATTCATAACTTCTTGTGCATCGGCAGACAAAAGCAAATTAGCTCGCTGAGCAGTAGCAACATCAGATTGACGTTGTTTAAAAAAAGTGTCAGCCTCAGTATTCGCAATACGAGAAGAATAATCAGAATCACCATACCGATCAAGTAAATCAGCTTCAGTACCAAACTTACGAGCTTCAGAAAGAGACCTCATTGCACCAGAAAAAGAAGCAACATCACCAATCACATTAGTAGGCGTATACTGATAAGGCGCACCGCCTGAACCAGAAGAACCAGAAACAGACTGAGCAGAAGTAGACTGAGCCGTACCAGCATTACCACCATTCATCATTAAATAGGGGTTTAAACCAGCTTCCTCCAATCGTGCACGCTGACTTTTAGCGGAGTTCCATTCATTAGAAGCGTCAAACATAGACTTAGCAAAATCACGAGATTTTTGCGATTCAGAACTTGCCCATTCGTTCTGGATCTTTTGCATCTGAAGCTGATGTTTCCTGTTTTTAGAACCCTGACGATTATTTCCAATAGCATTAACAACACCGCTGGCCAATGAACCAGCGGCACCAATAGCAGCACCTATCATTCTGAAGAAGACGGGGCAGATTGTTGTTGTTGCTGTTGCTGTTGCTGTTGTTGTTTAGCCAACTCAGCAGCCTGATAAGCAGCAACATCGCCTTCAAGAGACTGACCTTCTGAAATCAAATGTTCAAGCCAAGCTTGCATTTCGGTATACGACTGAATATTACGATCCTTACAATACTCTAAAAGAAACTTATCGTCATAATGGCGAGTATAAGGAGAAGAAGAAGGACGTAAACCGTTTAAATAACGACGTAGTTGCGTCGAGTTCATCTGATCAATCGCAGTTTGACCAGCGATAATACCATAGTCACTAACAAACGTAAGCGAACCATCAAAATTTTTATCAAAGAGGAAATCCTCAACCGGAGATTGTTCACGTAATACACCAGAAAGAGCAACAGCGGCACAATGAACACCGTGACAAGAACATTCATGTAATTGATTAGAACGATTAAGCGAATATTTCGCGAAACCTTTAACAATATCTTCTTTCATAATCAATATATACTAAATTAAATTAAATTAAATTAACTAATAAGGCATACCATCGTAAGAAAGATTACGAGCAACCTTTACACCGAACTGACAATTGCACAACAATTGATCTGTATTCCAAGTACCGTCAACAGCAACGCCGAAAATAGGATTAAGGACGGAAGGATTTATCTTAAACCAAGTATAAGAAAGTACAGAAGAACTTCCATCTGGAACAACATCACCGAAAAATACATGCATATAAGCAGAATCAATAGGAGCAACCCAAGACTTCAAAGTATCAGTAAAAGCACCGCGCACAACATCGACAGAAGTTTTCCAACTAATATAGCGAGGAACATAACCAGCATAAGAATGGGCAACAACATCACCAATGGCTTTAGAATTAACCAACGAAAGCATAGGCAAAGACTCCATTCCTAAACTATCAAACTCAGGAACAGGCCAAGACTCGCCCTTAACAGTAGACATCAACTGCAAGTCAGGACCGGAAGGAACATAATCTAGCAACGGAGTAGCATGATAAATACACATAATTATACCATGTTCTGTACACTTAAAATCAGACGGATCATTTATCCGTTGACCTCCTAGACCTTTACCACGAATAATAGCTTCGTCAGAAGTAAGATTAGTATTTTCGACAGCAGAAATATCAATCGAACCATCAAAGCCACAAATACGGGTCGAGCGATGGGACTGCATAGGATTCGTAGAAACACCAAAGTGAGCCTTTACCTGAGCCGCATAATTCTGACCATTAGCTTGCGCAATCTCTTTCCATTTCTGAAGAGCTTCGGCAGCACGGAGCTGAAGAACAGAAAATTGAGCATTCAATTCGCCAGCCAAAGAACCAGAAAGGGAAGAACCACTAATAGAAGCAGGGTCAGAAATAGAAGAAATAGGACTTTTATCCGTAGCCTGAGCAAAAAGATACGGACGAGCAGAATCAGAGGTAGCATTAGGGTAAACAGTAACAGTCTGACCATTAGAGGGAGCACCTTCTACACGACCACGAATACCAATCTGATTTTCAAACAAAGTACCATCTTCTTGAGCATTAACAACAGGCAACATACCACGAACACGAGCCTCACCGGAAATAGAAACTTTAGCAGAAGAAGTGTCAAAACCAACAGAAACACCAGCAACATCGCCAAATTGGCTATTAGGCAAAGATCCCATCCAAAGATCCTTATTCCAATTAGCATAACGTAACTCAAAAACAGAATCATTGGGGTTCTGGGAAAACAAATCAACTGTAGCAGTAACAGGCGTAGAATCCTCGCCGTTCCAAAAATCACAATTGTAAGTCCATGGCTTACTCTTTTCCCATTGCGAATGTCTGAAGTAATCCTGATAAATTTTCTGATAAGCGTAAAGGGGGAAAGCACTACAACGAAGATTGTCAACATACTTTTCAGGCGAAGTTTCACCATATCCCAAATAACTAACAAGTTTTTTAAAACCTTCAGAACGAGAAATACCAAAAAAAT